ATGGCACAGGGAAAAGTAGAAATATGTGGTGTGAATACAGCAAAGCTTCCGATCCTGAATGAAAAGGAGAAGGAAGCTTTGTTTGTGCGTATTAAAGCGGGAGATCAGGAAGCGAAAGAAGAATATATCAAAGGTAATCTAAGACTTGTCTTAAGTGTAATAAGGAGGTTCAGTGCAAGTGGAGAGAATCCGGATGATCTGTTCCAGATTGGCTGTATTGGCCTTATTAAAGCAATCAATAATTTTAATACAGAATTAGAGGTAAAATTTTCCACTTATGCAGTACCAACAGCGGTAGGAAGTGGAGAAAAGGAAGAAAAGACCGAGATTCTATTATATGATTAAGAAAAATAAAGACGGACCTGTAAAAAGTAAATATATAGATTAAGAGAAAAAAGATTTTGAAAATAATCGAAATCTTTCATTTTTTACTTGACTAGTGGACACCACTATGCTATAATAAAGACAGTTAAAGAACAGAGAACATCACAGGAGGTAAAGAAAGATGATGAAAATCGATGAACTTAGAAAAAGTCTTGTAGAAGCAGGATTTTACAAGAAAGAAGACATTGAAAAGATATGCGAGATCGAAAGAGCATATCTTGAAGAATGTGCGGAGATTGAAGAGGACTGCGAAAAAGAGGGATATCCTTCTAATGGCAGTAACTACGATCTCAGATGTGAGGTTGCTCGTAAATATTATGACGAGCAGTTGGATCTAATTGATTCAAAGTATGAGGTGTAAAAAATGGAGAAAGTAACTAGAAATATAATGATAAACAAAGCCGGGGGAACATCTGGAAAGAATACAAAGAATTACCGTATTTCTATTCCGGTAGGGATGATAAAGGCACTTGGCGTGACGGAAGACGATAGAAGCGTTGTACTGGAAGAAAAAGACGGTGTGATAACTATTAAGAAAGAAAAAAGTACATGGAACAGATAGAAAAAACATAGTTTTTGTGGTATAATATAAGTAATAAAACTAAATAACGGGGACAATGAAATAGCACTTCTGACGGTAAGATGTAATTATCGTGGGAGGTGCTATTTTTGTATGCGGAAAAGGTAGGTGAGTGTATGGCAAATCTAAATAGCATTGCTAAGAAGTTACAGAAAGCAATACTACAAAAAGGATTAGTTATTAAGATGGGGACAAGTCAGTTTTATTCTGTGGAGCAAAATAGACTTATCACTATGCACATTCTATCTACTAGAGTGCTAGAGCGAAAGAAAAACGGGGAATGGAAATATTATGATTATGAAATTATCCGAACAGCATCACAGATAGAGATTGTAAATTGTTTAAATGATATATGGAGGGCGGTGAAAGAATGATTGGAGAAAAGACGATAATTCCGGCAGATGTAATACCAGAGAGCGACATTGCTCCGATTATGAGAAGAGCGAACGAACTCGAAGAAGAAAACGAAAAGCTGAAAGAAAAGAATGAGTATCTGCAAAAAGAGGTAGAAGACGCAAAGGCTGTCGAAAAACGGGCACTGTGCGAAGTACAGGAGCTTATTGCAAAGAATAAGAGACTGGTAGAAGAACACAACAGGCAGAATGGAACGATACAGGCACTTAACATTGCACTGGATGTCATTACAGACAGATACAGTAACCTAAGGAAGAGACTGTGTAGAACAGGCAAGGGCGGTGAGTAGCATGGATGGATATATGGAAGAGGGTGGGTAGATGCCGAAAGGAAAAGAACTTACTCCGAAGCAGAAAGCGTTTGCCGATGAATATCTGACTGATCTGAACGGGACAAGGGCGTATAAAGAAGTCTATAGAAATGTAAAAAATGATGCGACAGCAGCAGCAGCAGCTTCGAGATTGTTAAAAAACGTTAAAGTAAAAGCCTATATTGCTGAACGAATGAAAGAGATCCAGACCGAGAAGACAGCCGACCTTGAAGAAGTCATCCGATTCTTTTCATCTGTCATGCGTGGTGAAGTGAAAGACCAGTTTGATTTAGACGCTACTATCTCCGACCGCCTGTCTGCCGGACGTGAACTAATGCGTTGGTATGAGAAAGCCGATGGAGAAGAAAAAGATACTGGTGGAATCACAATCATAAATAACATTCCGAAACCGGAGGGCGCAGATGGGGGAGATTAAGCTTACAGATGTGATAGCTCCGGCTTTTTACGGCGTACATTGGGACATCATAGATGGAAAACATACGTATTATGATTTGTCCGGTGGCCGAGGTTCGACTAAATCTTCGTTTGTCGGTACAGAGATACCACTTGGAATGATGCAAGACGCAGTAAATGGCATACATTCAAATGCGGTAGTGTTCCGAAAAGTCGGGAATACACTAAGAGAATCGGTATTTGAACAAATCGCATGGGGAATAGATGCACTTGGAGCATCGGACGAATGGACATCAAGCCTAAGTCCTATGCAATATGTGTATAAGCCGACAGGACAGAAGATAATCTTCCGTGGATTGGATAAGGCGAAAAAGACAAAATCAATAAAGATTAGCAAAGGATATTTTAAGTACCTATGGTTTGAGGAATTGGACGAATTTGCCGGAATGGAAGAGGTGCGAATGACACAACAGTCAGTTCTTCGTGGTGGCGAAAAATTCGTTGTTTTTAAATCGTTCAATCCACCGATCAGCAACAGCAACTGGGCGAATAAGTACGTATCAGAGCCGAGAACAGACAGCTTAAGGCACAAAAGCGATTATAGATCTGTTCCGGTAGAATGGCTAGGGCAACAATTCATCGATGATGCTGAGTATCTGAAAGAAACAAACCCGAGAGCTTATGAGCACGAATATCTTGGAATTCCTGTAGGACTTGGAACAAATATTTTTGAACTCTTAGAGATCAGAGAAATCACTGATGAAGAAATAAGTAGGATGCAATCTATCTACCAGGGCGAGGACTGGGGATGGTTCCCGGATCCGAAAGCGTTTTTACGTGTTGCTTATGTTCCGAACCAACAGAAAGTATACGCACTGGATGAATTGGGTGGCTGCAAAATAAGGAACAGCGAGATGGCACGACAAATCAAAGAAAAGGGATATGATGATTGCGCTATCTACTGTGGAGTGGATGAAGAAGAGAGCATTGTTGACTTCCGTGATGCCGGACTTCCGGCACGTAAGGCAATCGTGACACCGGGTAGCCGGAAGTATACGTTTGAATGGTTGCAATGCCGTACATTGGTAATTGACCCAAGACGGACACCAAGACTGTACAAAGAGGTTATAGAGTATGAGCATGAGCGAGATGGCAATGGTGAAGTGATAGCAGATTATCCGGACGGGAATGACCACTGGATTGATGCATTGAGATATGCTACTAGTCCGATATCTATGAGACGTGGACAGAGTGCGTAGGAAAAGGTGAGTAGATGGGAATTATAGACAAGATAAAGGCGGTGTGGGATAAAGTGTTTAAAGTAAACGATGCAAAAAAAATATTCGGAATAGAAACAGGGCGGTCATCTGATATGGATACTGCCCTGTCGAAGTATAAAGACATGCGATCTGGTATTCCGTATTGGTGTACCGAGAGGATAAAGCCGACAAGGTTTTCAAACGTGATTTGCCGTGAGATAGCGAACCTCACACTGTTCAATGCAGATATACAGATTACAGGAAATGATGAACTGCAAAAGAGATTTGATAGCGTAATGAACACCTTACAGGAGAAACAAGAGGAAAGCTGTGCAACCTGTGGGATGATGGTCAAGAGCAACGGTGATGATGTAGAATTTTTGGATCCGGATTACTTTCTGATTACAGACACCAACACGGATGGGGATGCGTTAGCAGCTATCTTTTTCTCATACCTCAAGAAAAATGACAAATACTACACAAAAGCTGAGTATCACAGATTTGAGGATGTCGGACTGGAACGTGTATACCATATATCCAGTAAGGCTTTTAAATCTGACAACAAAGATATGATCGGTACAGAGATCACGCTTGACAGGGTAGATGAGTGGAAAGACATTGAGCCGGAAGTATACGTACATGGGTTAGAATATCCTCTGTTCGTCTACTGGCGAAATCCTTACGCAAATGCGATTGACAAGGAATCTCCACTGACCGTTCCGGCGTTTTCGGAATGCATCGAAGAATTGAGATGGCTTGACATTGCATTAAACATGATGGGAGATGAAACGGAAGACAGTAGACATATTACTTATGTACCGCAGACAGCTATTGAATATGCAAGCAATCACTCTATTGAATTGCCGAGATTTATTCAAGGAATCGAAATGGGAACGAACGAAGACAGCGTCAAAGAGCACGTTCCAACGTTATTAGTGGCCGAGCGTGTAGCCGGTATTAACTTCTTGTTGTCCATCATCGGATACAAATGTGGATTCTCAAACGGATATTTCTCTTTCGACCAAAATCAGGGCATACAGACAGCAACACAGGTAGAATCTGACGATAGGCGTACACTGCATACCATCCAGGCATTCCGAAACATTTTGGACGGAAAGAACCATGACGGAGTATTGCACAGAATCATCTATATCCTGTATGCAGTAGGCACAGCAAACGGAACTATTCCGGTAACGAACTACCAAACGGCATGCGATTTTGAAGACCTTGTATATAACTTAGAGGATGATCGTGCACGGTGGTGGAACTATGTGGTACAGGGTAAGGTTCCGGCATGGATGTATTTTGTGAAATTCGAGGGAATGACAGAAAGCGAAGCGAAAGCAATGATTGAAGAAGCGCAGGAACAGAACAAGCCGGACAGTGGATTGTACGAAGAATAGGAAAGAGGTGAACCAAAATGGAATATCTTATCATAGACCCGTCAACAAGAAAAATTGCAGTCCCCAAAAGCGAACAACTTTTTGGAGTGTACGGAGAGGGCAATATTGAAAGAAAGTATTTCAAATGCCCTAAGATCGTAGGAGATAATGTCGACTTGTCTGACTGTTACATTTTCGTAAATTACTATACTGCAAAAGGATTGCCGGGGAAATATACCGTAAAAGATGTGAAGGTAGACGGGGAGAATATCACTTTTTCGTGGGAGTTAAAGCAACACATCTTTGACGCAAACGAGGATACATCTATATATTTTGCAGTAGAAGCGAAAAACAAAGATAAAGTAGAAGTGTTCAGAACCAGCCCGGCTACCGGAAAGACCAAAGAGACGATAGACACGGATAAAGAGATCGAAGAGACTCACGTCGATGTCATTCTTGACCTTATATCCAGAGTAGACACATTGGAGAAAAAGCCTATTTCCGAGGAACAGATAGAGAAATCTGTAAAAAGCTATCTGGAAAAGAATCCTATAGAAGAGACGGATCCAACGGTACCAGAATGGGCAAAAGCGGAAGAAAAGCCTACTTATACCGCAGAAGAAGTTGGAGCATTGCCGGACACAACGGAAATTCCGAAAAATCTGTCCGATTTACAGGATGATTCAGAACACCGTACCGTTACAGACACAGAGAAACAGAGTTGGAATGACAAGAGTGATTTCTCTGGTAATTATGAAGACTTAAAAGGAAAGCCAACAATCCCCACAGTACCAACCACCCTCCCAAACCCCAATGCCCTAACAATCACATATGGTGATCAAACTCACACTTACGATGGCAGTGAAGCCATTGCCATCACCATAGAAACAGGTGGTATAGAGCGTATCGAAAAACTTGCTACAGACACCACAGTAACCTTAGAGCCTAACAAACTCTATGTATTCCCAGAGATGGAGTCGCTTACTTACACTATAGCCGAGGGCACAGGAGAGATACATTTCATTTTTAAATCTGGTGCAACGGCTACAAGGGTGGTACATCCAGCCGGGGTAAACGTGGGAAGTCTGACAATTGAAGCAAACAAGATATATGAGATAAGCGTATTAGAGAATATGCTTACATGGCAGAGTTGGGCGGTGAGCGTGTAATGAGACGAAGGCTATTAGTAGAAAGCGGGGAAGAGGAAATGGAAAAAGAATGGCGATTAATTAAAGAGATAGTCGCGAGCGAAAATGATAAAAAATATGAAATTGAAAATTTGAATTTAGAGGAAATCTTAGTTGAAGGAATAGGTCTTATTAATATTTCGGAAACAACAAATAGCGGAATCAGTATTGTAATTAACGGTTCTGGTATTGCATTTTTTAATACACAGAAAGTAACAGGAGCAAGTGATGCAAAATATCAAAGAGTACATTTAAAATTCAATGGTTTGTTCTGGGAAACAGCATTAACACCACAATGCAATAATGAAAAAGACTATTATGGTGCTCTTGGTACTTTGTCGTCCAATTATTCTGTTAAAAAAGATGTTGGAAGATGCAAAAAAATAATATTTGTTATTGTTTCAGATGCATATCCTTTAAAGAGTGGAACAATTAGAATTTATGGCCGATAGGAGGAGTTGACACAATGAAAAAATCAAATAGAATCTTCACAGACAGACAGACAGACAGACAGACAGACACAGCTTAGTTGATTCTAAATCCTGTGTCAAGAATGCCGTGGATATATGTTAAGACGGCGAATGATGATGGCAAAGGCACAGGAGGTAGAAGAGATGAAAGAGTGGCGACTAATAACAAAAAGAACAATATCGGAAGAAACGAGTCGGATTGATATAACTACAGATGATGATGGAAAACCGTTTTCGTGCAGTGAATTAATAATAGCAGTGAATTTAAAAGCGGATAAAGACGGAGTAACGCCTACATACCTATTAAGTGGGAAATGGACTTCTGCATATCCATACATTAATGGAAAAAAACTTTCAGCCTCTTGGTTTGATAATTATGTAATAAAAGCTCGTATTACATCTGGAATACAAATGCAAGAGTGCATACCGAATAATGTTTCCAAATGGACTACAGCTATTGAGACTGCTATAACATCTTATTCTATCGTTGCACAAAATGGAAATTTCGCATCTGGAACAGTCTATATTATTGGTAGATAAGGAGTTGATACAAAAATGTATGCAAAATTACAAAATGGATTCTTGCACAGTGCACCGAAGACTATAGTGTTAGACGGTCGTACTATCAACAATCCATTGCCGGAAGAACTGGAACAGTTAGGATATAAGCAGGTGGTGTACACAGATATGCCTACAGAGGTAACAGAGGGCAAACACTGGGAATCCAGTTGGGAAGAGGGAGAGAATGCGATTAGGCAGGTGTGGACACTGGTAGACAACCCAGTCTATCCAGAGCCGGAGCTTAGCGCAGAGGATGCCTTGAATATTATAATGGGGGTGGTACAGTGACAAGAGAACAAGCAGAGCAGTTGCGGAAGCTGTTGGAAAACCAGACAGCCAACATGACCGATGAACAGATTCTTGAATATCCAGACTTTGTTGAGAAGTGGCAGTCTGGCAAGGCATATGTAGTTGGCAAGCGGTTGGAATACAATGGTACTATCTACAAGGTATTACAAGCCCACACAAGCCAAGATACATGGACGCCACCGATTGCGCCGTCTTTGTTCGCCAAGGTACTTATTCCGGACACTGACACAATTCCGGAGTGGGAACAACCAGGCAGTACGAATCCATACAGCAAGGGCGATAAGGTTACACATAACGGCAAGACATGGATTAGCACGGCAGATGGGAATGTCTGGGAGCCGGGTGTGTATGGATGGGAAGAGGTATAAGGGGACACGTCAATCCGAAAGATAAATGATAATGTCTGTAAAGGAGGACTAAAAAATGGAACAGATTATTAGTTATGTAAAGCCGGAGTTAATGGTGGTTTCTTTTGCCTTGTATTTTCTTGGGAAATGGATGAAAAATTCAAAGAGAATTAAGGATAAAGACATTCCACTCTCTCTCGGAGGTATTGGAATTATTATTTGCGGAATGTATGTAACAGCAACTTGCGATTTGGACAGCATGAAAAACGTTTTTATGGCACTGTTCACGTCTGTAGTACAAGGTATCATGGTAGCCGGACTAAGTACATACGTTAATCAGATTATTAAGCAGATTGGAAAGGACGAATAAGTATGGCAACAAGTACGATTAATATTATTGTGATTTGTGTGTTCTTCTTAATTCTTCTTGCATGGCCAGATGGAAAGGGTAAGTAATGCTTACGCCGGAATATCTCTTTCATGTGACCGAGGGAGCCGAAAAGATAACGTCAGACATGCATAAGAACATTATGGACATGATCGTTGAGCGTATAATGGTACGCATAGGTCGTGGAGAAGACTATATGCTTACAGCTACGGACAGGTGGCAGATACAGGTGCTACAGGAATCCGGCTACTTACTGGAAGACATACAAAAAGAGATTGCTGACAAAACGAAGAAGCAAGAGAGCGAGCTGAAAAGCGCATTTGAAGAAGCTGGTATAAAAGCTATCGAGAGAGACGATGCGATATATAGGGCGGTAGGACTATCACCTACGCCCTTATTGCAATCTCCGGCATTACTCAGAATACTGGAAAGAGATTATAACGCTACGTGTGGAGAATGGAGAAACCTTACACGAACAACGGCAGATGAAGCACAGAAGTTGTTTTTGAAAGAGGTTGACACCGCTTACCGCATGGCGTCAAGCGGTGCTGTATCATACACACAAGCCGTCAGAAATGCCGTTGACAGGATGATAAAGCAAGGTGTCAAGGTTTCGTATCCGTCCGGTAGAGAAATGAGCATTGAATCAGCTACAATGATGACTGTCCGCACAGGGATAAGCCAGTGTGCCGGAGCGATCGCACTAAAACGAATGGAAGAATTGGAATGGGATACCATCTTAGTATCTGCACATGTAGGAGCACGAATTGGTGATGGTGGTAACAATCCAACGAACCACTTTGGGTGGCAAGGAAAATTCTATTCCCGGACAGGCAAAGACAAGAGATTCCCGGACTTCCGAACATCGACAGGCTACGGAACGGTGACAGGGTTGTGTGGCGTGAACTGCCGACACTCTTTCGGATCCGGTGACGGCGAAAGCAATCCGTATGCAGATATCAACCTGTCGAGCGAAGACAATGTCAAAGCGGAAGAGCGTGCGAAAAAGCAACGACTTATGGAAAGACGCATTCGCAACAGCAAGAGAGAGATTCAGAATTTGCAGACTGCTATAGATGCAAGCGGAGATGATAAGCTTAAATTCGAATTGCAACAGATGTATGACCGCAAATCAGCGGTGCTGAGACGGCAGAATAAGCAATACCGTGAGTTCTGCAAAGATAATGGTCTTAAAGAATATTCGGAACGTCTACGGGTAGCACAGTGGGATAGATCACAGGCTGTGAAGTCTGCAAAAGCAGCACAAAGATATCTTAATGCGAAAGGTGATGTAAAATGAGTGGATTGACAAGAATGGCAAAAATGTGCAGAGCTTGTCCGTTTAAGGACAAGTGCAAGAATAAGCGGTTGGAGAAAGAAGCGTATCTTACACCTTTTACCTCACCGGTTATTGAAGATATGGCATCACCTGTATTAAATGCTCATGATTACAGAAATGTAAAGGTTGCAGAAAACACGACAGTCACTATTGATGTAGAGGAACTGAAAGAGAGAATGCGAAAAGAGATATACAGGCAAGCCGGAATCGGATTGAATTATGGAGCGTAACACATGGAACTAATAACACAGATACTTGCTATATGCGGTGCTATATCTGTTGTCGGCGGTGCTGTTGCTGTGCTTTCCGGGTGGTACAAATCATGGAAAGCACCAAAAGAAAAACAGGACAACCGTATAGAACAGATTGAAAAGCGAATAACGAACATTGAAACATCTATCACAGGGATTAATCAGAAACTTGATAACGATTATAAGAACATAAGGAATACGAGGGATGATATGAATCTATTAATGAGAAGTATGTTTAATTTGATCGAAAACAAAATCACAGGGAATAACATTGAGGGTTTAAAAAAAACTCGGGAAGAGCTTGTAAATGCTATGACGGACAAGAAACCAAAGGAATTATGAAAATATACTCTTTTACACGACCAGAACTTGACTATTTTGAGTTAGAATGCAACTTCACATCGGATGAATTAAAACTGTTCCGGCTACGTGCTAAAGCTATGCCTTTAGAGGACTGCGCGGAAGAAATGAATGTGAGTGTGTCTACGGTCAAGAGATTGAGTAGAAGAGTGAATGATAAGATTGAAAGGGTGGTATAGGCATGAACTTCGGAGAAGCCATAAAATGCATGAAAAAGGGAAAGAAAGTTACACGCAATGTATGGAAAGAAAGCTTTTTCAATGGGAGAAAACAGTTTATTTTTATTGGGAAAAACAAAGGTTTAACAACGAATACGTTTCTTGCAATTCTACCAGAAGAAGAATGCTTTTCGGACTGCATTATGGGGTATACGCGAAAAGGAATCTTTCAGCCAAACTGGACACCAACACAAGAAGATATGCTTGCGGAAGATTGGGAAATGTATCCGGCAGAGGAAACGGTAGTCGATGAAACGCCGAACATTACGGCAGATGAAATGATTGATCTCAAAAACCGTATCGGGTGGAACATTAAATTTTATTCTACCGGGGAAACAATTATTTCTGAGCACATGGACTATCAAAAACTCTTAACCGGGGCAGAAAATACATATACGCTGTCGTTTGCTATCCCTAAAAAAAGTCTTGATGGTTTGTCAATGACAAATAAATGCCAAAACGTTATTGTTTCTGGACTTTTATTCAAAGTATATGCTTCTAGGAATATTGCTGACGATAGCCTTTGGCTCGTGACGGAAAGTGCCTTATCTGAAAAAGAATTTCACACAATTATAAGATTGGAGAGGTGATTGTATGATACCTAAGATTTTTAAAATAAGCGGATACCTCATAGACCCGACAGGAAGACTTGAGCCACACCACATTAAGGCGAAAATGCTTTATGGCTGTGGATTTCCACTTGTAGGACAGCACATTCACGTACAGAAAGCAGAGATTAAGAAGCTGAATGAAAAGCATCCGCTTATGAGAGAGAACTGTGATTTGGCAGAATGCGAGAAGTATTTCAATGACGAACCGCCGACAGTGAGCAATAGAAAAGTTGAACCCGGACAGGTGTACAGGCACTTCAAGGGCGAGACAGTAAAAGTCCTGTATATTGCACAGGATAGCGAAATGCCTGGGCAGTTCAAAGTAGTCTATGAATGTTCTGGTGGCGTGTGGTGCAGACCTTACGGAATGTTCGTAAGCAAAGTAGACAGGAAGAAATACCCGGATGTCAAGCAGAAGTATAGATTTGAGTTAGGTGAGGAATAAATGCAAAAGGTAAATATTCTTGGAACGGAATACGAAATAATTAGAGAAGCGTTTGAAGAAGAAACGATTGATGGCTTTTGCGACTACACAGCGCATATAATAAAAGTCAGAAATAATAATGTAAACGAAGTTGGTGATTTTGAAAAACTTATGAAAAAGCAATTAAGGCATGAAATCATACATGCTTTTCTTGCTGAAAGCGGATTACAGGCAAACTTTGAACATTATAAACAGTTCGGACATGAAGAAACAATCGTTGACTGGTTCGCCATTCAGTTTCCTAAAATTATGAAAACATTTGAAGAAATAGGAGCATTGTAAGAAAAGGAGAATGTTATAATGAAAGCAATGTTAAGTCAGCCAATGGCTGGAAAGACAGATCAAGAAATTGTAGAAACAAGAGAAAAAGCAATTAAGGTTCTTGAGGGAAAAGGGTATGAGATTGTAAATACTCTTTTTACAGATGAATGGTACAGTAATGAATCTATGAAAGAACGTGGAGTAGTTCAGATTCCATTATGTTTCCTTGCTAAGTCCTTAGAGAATATGTCTCTGTGCCATGCAGCGTACTTCTGTAAAGGCTGGGAAAATGCAAGAGGATGCAAGATTGAGCATGATGCTGCGGTTGCTTATGGTTTGGATATTATTTATGAGGAATAAATAATAAGTGATACTTTTTAGAGACTTTAACGAACTGTTAAGGTCTCTTTTTTATGCGTAAAATGAAAGCATAGAGAACAACAAATACTAATTTACAGGAGGTATGAGTATGAATCCATATATGCCATATACACCGTACATGCCACAGGATGCTTATATGCAAGATCAGATGGCATTACGACAACGGATAGACAACTTATCACAAGCTCAGCAGCAATACAAGGCACAGCCACAGCCGAATGTAAACTGGATACAGGTAACCGGAATTGACGGGGCAAGGAATCAGATTGTACAGCCGGGAACAACGGCTTGGATGATGGATAACAATGCACCGTATTTCTATGTTAAATCTGTTGACGGTGTGGGAAGTGTTACGTTTAAAGCTTTTGAATTCCATGAGGTACAGGCGAACAATCCACAACCTGTAGTGGAAAACATGGACGCTAAGTACGTAACAAGAGAAGAATTCAACAAATTACTGGATACATTGAAACCTCAGCCGGAAGAACAGAAAGGGGAGCTGACACATGAGTAATCCACTAATGGGAATGATGGGCGGTATGCCGGGTGGCAACGGCCCATTCGGAATGATTCAAAGAATGATGGGGATGATGCAAAATACACAGAATCCCGGAGCAATGCTACAGAATATGGCACAGAGCAACCCGAACATCAAAAAAGCTATGGATATGTGCCAAGGAAGAAACCCGAAAGATGTATTTATGGAGATGTGTCAGCAAAATGGCATGAATCCAAACGACATTATCAATAAAATAAAGTGATATCCGGACGGAGTGCACACGTCTTGATAAATAAAAGAAAAGGAGAACCAACATGAACGAGGGATTAAACACACTTAGTGCTGCCGATGTAGCAGCAGTCACAAGAAACAACGATGGAAATATGTGGGGTGACGGTGGATGGTTCTGGATCATCATTCTTGCTTTCCTGTTTTGCGGTAACGGATGGGGAAACAACAACGGAGCACAGGACGCTTTTATCTCTGACGAATTTGTGAAAAGAGATATCTTTAACACAAATCAGAATGTGTCCAACACAGCTTGCGAGACACAGAGAGACGTATTAGAGAACCGCTATAACACACAGCTCGGCTTGCAGAACTTACAGGCTCAGCAGTCTCAGTGTTGCTGCAACACACAGAAAGAGATCTTACAGAGTAGATATGATGCAGCATTACAGGCACAGAACATGCAGGCACAGATGGCACAGTGTTGCTGTGATATTAAAGAAAGCATCTTGGCAGATGGACAGGCTACACGCCAGTTAATCCAGGATAACACGATTCAGAACTTGAGAGACAAGCTTGCTGATCGTGACAGAGATTTGCAGACAGCATACTGGCAGATCTCACAGGTATCACAGACCAATAACATTATTGATGCAGTGAGACCGACACCAAAACCGGCTTATATGTCTTGCAGTCCATACTTTGCGTATAACGCATTTGGTAATGGTTGCTGTGCAAGTGGGAACGTGATGTAAGTGAATGACATATCACTACTTGACTTTCTGACAGTGTACGGGGTTGCTTTGCAGATTGCGAATTTTAACAGTGATCTATCACAGGCGAGTAATTCCGACATCGAAAAACACTTGCACGAACAAGACAGTAAGTATTTTTTAAAAATAATTGAAAACCAAAACAAAATCATAAGCATGTTGGAAGAATCCATATCTACGAAAAAGTAGTCTTGCGAACATCAAAGAGAGTAGGCATGCGCTTGCTCTCTTTTTTAAGAAAGGAGAAAAAATATGTTAAATTCTATTGCTAAAAACGCTCAGACAGTAGCAACAAATCAGAATGTATTATTTACGGAAACAAGAGTGAAAAGCCGTAGATGTGCTTGTAACACAGGGTGGCTTGCACATGACAACGGCAGTGGACTTTTTGAAATCACAAACCGTGGAAATCTGCCAATGGCGGTCGAAGTTGAGTTTAACGGAAACGTTACGGCATCTACAATAGGAGCGGTAGCGTTATCTATCAAACAGAACGGAGAACCGATTTCCGGTACGGAAATGGACTATACAGTAGCAACGGCAAATGTGTATCAGAATGTCGGGGCAACTACATTGATTGCAGTTCCGGCCGGAAGTAGCGTCACTATATCGGTTGGCAACGTTGGCACCGTTGACACATTGGTTAAGGATGCGAATATCATCATTAAAAAGCTCTCATAGAAAAGGGGTGAGTTTCTATGATTGATTTTAAAAGCAACCTAGATGTCAAAACTCCGAAAGAAATCTTTGCCGAAATCAACGAACGGTTTATCGGAGCTGTTATGATGCACGGACAGTTTGCGGACTACTTCGATTTCCTTGGCTTAAAAGGCTTTAAGCGGATGCATGAGTACCAGCACATTTCGGAAAGCTTGGAACGTAGGAAAGTGTGCCGATATTTTATAAACCATCACAATCAGCTTATTGATGATGTATTTGATGGAAAAGTGAATGTTATCCCGGATGCGTGGAGAACGGCCAAACGGTTAAGCGTTGGGAAAAGCACAAAGCAGAAAGCCGTAGAAGATGGCTTTGTCGAGTATCACAATTGGGAATCCGAAACAAAGGAAGTGTACGAACAGTACGCACACACGCTAAGAGAAAACGGCCATGTGACTGATGCTATGTTCGTGGAATGTTTGGTAGAGGATGTAAGCGAAGAATTAAAAACTGTAGAATGTATGATTAACGACCTCATATCTACCGGATACGACATGGTATACATCACAGAAATTCAATCGGAGATTCACGACAAATACAAAAAGAAAATGAAAGGAATCGAGGTGTAATAAATGAGCGAGATCAAAAAGATTTTGGAAGAACAGCTTGAACGTGAGAAAGCATCTGCAAAGAAAGACTTAAATATGTCTAACTTACAGGCAATGTACATGATTACATCTACATTGTGTAATATGAAATCTTTGGAATGCGAAAGCGTACCGGGGATGATTGCGGATGCATCGGAAAACCTTATCAAAAAGTACAGTAACGGAAAGTACGACAAAAACATTGATGCACTATATGACCAGTACATTATGGCGAAAGAGATGTATCAGCAGAACGGAGATCAAGCACACAGAGACAAACTGATGGAAAGTGTCGGGAAACTTATGGTAGAAGTGTACGACATGCTTTCCTCTATGGTGATGGATTCAGATTTTGCAGAAGAACGGAAAGAGATTCAAAGGCAAATCAAGAAGCTTGCGGAAATGTAAAAACATGGGTACGGAGTACTATATATATTAATGTTACGATATATACGGTGAATCACATAGGACATTTTCTTTTCTTGCTTGATACACCTCCTTTCATTAAAGCCTAATAGCGGAATGCTGATTAAAGGGCGGCCAAACGCCCGTTAGGCTTTCCACTAAGGTTGCGGACTTGGGGAATCGTCATCTTATGTTACCTACTAAAAAATATAATATGATAAATTTTCATCCCGCAAAGGATAGTGCACAGTATGGTGCATGGATTCATATCCGGCTATCCTTTTTCTGTATAGAGTTAGTTACGGAACAATATGCAGATTGACCGTCAAATAGCCGTAACAGTGGTTGGAACTGTATAGAGGGAACACTTACACCAACCACTAACGGGATATAGTTCAATGGTAGAACAAAAGTCACAATCATCTCTTTAAAAAAAGACTTATGTCCACGGTTCGATTCCGTGTATCCCGATTACCCCGACAGAGGTTCATCTGTCTGAATCCCTACCGCAGACGAAGCGGTTAATAAGAGACGTTGAGGAGGATATGCAACATGAAAAATATTATTCAGATTATCAAAGATGCCGGTCTTGAAATTACAGACAAGCAGAAAAAGACAATCGAAGATTCAGTGAAAGAGAATTACAAAAGCGTATCTGACTATGAAAAGCAGACACGAAAAGTAGAAACTCTGACACAGGAACGTGACAACTTTAAAACACAGTATGAAACAGCGAAAGAGACTTTGGACGGGTTCGAGGGAAAAGACTTCGATGCGATCACAAGAGAACGTGATGAGTGGAAGACGAAAGCTGAGAATGCAGAAAAAGAATGGAAAGACAAGCTTGATGCCAGTGAAAAAGAGTACAACCAGAAGATTGAAGAAAGAGACTTCAATGACGTTCTGACAAAGGCTCTTGCGGGCGAAAAATTCAGTTCTGATTTTGCCAAGACTGGCATTATCAACATGATTAAGGATAAAGGCCTGAAACGTGAGGGCGAAAAGATTCTTGGTCTTGATGATTACATGAAAGAATTGAAAGAATCTCAGAAAGATGCTTTCGTGACGGATGGCAAGACACCGCCAGTATTCACTACACCTACAGAAAAAGGTGGAAGTGAACCGAAAGCAGAGCCGTTTGTTCCTGGAACTGTTTGGTAAAACCATACTGTTATCCGGCTATTGATAGAGGATAGTCGTTGACCTTAAAGAATTAAAGGAGAACAAAAATGGCAGAAACAACAAGAATTACATCATTAAACATGTTACTTGACCCAACCGGAAAAATGCTTCTTGCAGAAGAGTACGGAAAGGTCATTGAAAACGTCCAGAAGAACACTATTTCTGGGAAAATGAAGAATACCGAACTTTCCGGTGATCCGTCAGCTGGAACCGTAGAAGCAAAAAGATTTGCAAATGCGACATCTAAGAATTACGGAACTGCCAGAGGTGCAGCTAAAGGTGACGGAGTAAAAGGAAAGCCGGTTACGATTCCGATTAATGTAGATAAGGAAATTGTAGAAGAGGTTGAACAGAAAGATGTATCTCTTCTCGGAGTAGAGGGACTTATCGCAAAAAGAACAGCAAATCATGCACTTAGAATGATCGCAGAACTCGACACTGAGTTCTTCAAAGTTGCCGGAACAGATGCGACTGAAGTTGATCTGACAGGTATTACAGCTATTGAGGAACAGGCTGAAACAATGATTCAGCAGTGCGAAACTACCAAGAATGAATATGTGGACGGAGTACCACGTTCTATGATGAACATGATCTGTACACCGAAATTCTACGGAAAAATCCGCACATATCTGGACAAAGTTACAGTGCCGGGCGTTGGCGTGGCTGACGAAGAGTTCTACGCTTATCATGGCGTAAAAACATTCTCATGCGTGCACATGCCGACAGACGTTGATGTGATCGTGATGGTGGATGGATCCATCGCACAGCCTGTTAAATCCACACCATACAGTGCTGAGAAGATTCCTCTTTCAGAAGCGTACGGTATCGAACTCTTCTACCATTACGGAACAAAATCTGTAATGCCAGACCTTATCTTCAAAAACAAGAAAGGTGAGTAAGCATGAGACGGTTTGAAGACTTGGAAACAGGAAGAATTTTATCAACTGGGCATGAAACGAGTGCTCAGTTGATGGAGAACAATCCACAAAAATATAAAGAAATTTCAGTTGGAAAAACTAAAGCCAGATCAAATTCTAGTAAACAGGAAAATTAGGTGGAACACTATGGCGTACACAGATTATAAGTTTTATACAAAAAAATTTTTTGGAAAAACAATTCCAGAAAGTGAATTTCGTGAATATGCAGAGCGAGCCAGTGACTGCGTAGATAACTACACGATGGATCGTCTTGTCGATGGACTTCCAGAAAATGAGCGAGCAGAAATAAAAGTTCAAAAAGCTGTATGCGCAGTAGCTGATGCAATGTATAAGATAGATCAATCTAAAAAAGCTTCTATGGATGCCATAGGAACCATACAGAGAGAAGATGGGACGGTCGTAAATAAGACCGTCTCTTCTGTTTCTTCTGGAAATGAAAGCATATCTTACGCTAACGGGAACAGCCAGAGCAATCAGTATACCGTAGCAGCTACCGATGTGCAAGAAGAAAAAAGAACACTTCTTGAAGCAGCAGTCAGCTATCTTTTTAACGTTACCGATGATAACGGAGTGTACTTGCTATATAGAGGGATTTGAACAATGGGAATTATTAAAAGATTATTTTGCAAACACAAAAAGAAAATCCATGCTGGAACGTATCTGGAAGATATCGGAAATGGGATAAAAGAAACAAGGCACATATGGAAGTGTGAAAAATGCGGTAAGAAGTTTTATTAACGAGAGGTGGTACCAATGTATGACAAAACCATAACTGTATTCAACAAATATGTGAATCAAAAGGATGAAATATTTTGGTATCCGACCGTAATTAAAGGTGTTCAACTCATTGTTGATAAATCCGCAAACATCGAAAAGACAGGACTTGATACGGCTGACACGGCAACGCTCCATGTTCTGTATCGCATGGCATCCGATGAAAAAGTAGTAGCTGGCAAAAAGTATCTTGAGCCTAAAAAATGGGCGAAACAAATTAACGATACGCTTGGACATACCGTCACATTTGCAAGCGGTGACTTTTTCATTGAAGGCGAACATGACGAAAAGATGATAGCAGACGAAGACTATCAGAGCCGGAGAGACGGTGGCTTTTACGATTATATGAACAAAAATCACGACAATGTATTCTTAATCACCAATGTCGGAACATACACACTTATCCCACATTTTGAGATAGGGGGAAAGTAAATGGCACGTAGCAGAATGTTCCATTTTCCGAACATCTCGATAGTTGAAGCTGACATCAAAGTAAATGTGAACCTTGACCGATTCGAAAAGCAATTCCAAGATGCTCAACTTTGGTTAGATGAACAGGTATGGACAGGCACAAAAAAGTATATTCCACAAAGAGACGGGATGCTGATTGATACAACCAATACGCAGAACGAAGCCTTGAAAGGTAGTGGAAAGGTTTATGCCGGATATGGTCCTTACGCCAGATACCTGTACATGGGGAAAGTTATGGTAGACCCGGAAACAGGATCACCGTGGGCGAGACCGGGGGCGAAAAAGGTGGTAACAGACCGTGATATTCAGTTCTCGAAAGTGCCAAATCCTTTTGCAACAGACCATTGGTTTGATTCTGCTAAAGATGAATTTGGTGATACATGGGTAAAAGGAGTGAAGAAACGTGCAGGCGGTGGATAGTAAAAAAATAGTGAAATACGATGTTGACGGATACGACATTGTAACAAATGCACTTAAAGATTTGCTGAATCAGTATCCGGGATTGGAAACCGGAGAAGTGTTTAAATTCTCCACACTCAAAGAAGATGACGGAATGGCATTCTATCCGGTATCAGGTGCGGTGATTGCACAGGAGAAAAAATCGGTAACAGGTAAGGTGAATCAGCTTTGTAACTACCCATTTTATATCGTGTACAGGACATCCCGTGATTCTCCGAATATGAAAGCGGATATCAAGGAATTTCTTGATAGTGTAGGTAAATGGCTGGAACGACAAACAGTCGTGATTGATGGCGAAAAGCATAGGCTTACATCTTACCCAACACTTACAGAAGAACGAAAAATAGAAGAGATTACAAGAATCACACCATCATACCTTGACAAAACTTACGAAAACAATGTGCAAGACTGGGTGATTAGTATGTCTCTTAAATACAGAAATGTATTCATAAGAACTAATTAACCGGACATCAATTGGAGATGTTCGCTGACCGTAAAAAGTTAACGGTAGAAAGGACTATAATATGGGAAATCTTAGTAGAGAAGCACTCGCGCATTACCTGGACTATAGTTTCAAACAGACAGAAGCAAGTGCTACGTGGGAAATCCTTGGTGATGACATTGACGATATGTCGGTTGATCTGAACCCGGATACAGAGACAAAGAAGAACATTCTTGGTCAGACAAAAACAACAGATAATGGATATGAACCGTCTATGGATGCAGATACATACTATGCAAACCCGGACAAAAAGCTGTATCCGAAGATTAGGGATATTGCAATGAAACGATTGAAAGGAGCAGACTGCAAAACACTTATGTTGGAAGTCCTTGTGGAAGATACAAGCGCAGAAAACCACCTTGCGTATGTCGAAGAGGTTATGGTAAAGCCTCAGTCTTATGGTGGAGATACATCTGGCGTAAACATTCCGTTCAAGGTGTCTTCCGATGGAAAGAGGACAGAGGGATATGTAAGTGCCACTTCGCTCGCTTCTGGAAACCCAGAATTTACAGCCGGAACAATCCCACATAGTCTTTCTACAGGAAAAGAAGTACTGTAACGCTTTATTAACAGGAGGAATAATATGAGCAACAAGTTACCAAAAAAAAGAAATGATAGCGAACTGGTTATTAAGATAAATGATGGCCGAGTCAAAATTCCGATCAAAAACCAGTTTGGTGAAACTCTTGGAAGTATAGTGTTCGCACCGACTGACACTAACATTGTTGACAGATACGAAGAAGTCGTTCGATTTTGGAAAAATTACAAGATGCCGGAAGATGACAGCATTGAAGCTGCCAGAAAAGCAGAAAAAGAAATTTCAGAGAAAATGTCTTATCTGATTAATGGAGATGCAGAAAAAGCATTTTTCCAGGTTCTCGGACCGTTTTCGCCAATGGATGATGGAAGAATTTTCCTCGAAATTGTAATTGACAGTGTTGCAAAAGTCATTGAAACAAAACTGAACACAAACGTAACAAAGGTACAGCGCCGTGTAAATAAGTACGTGGCCAAGTACCATAACTAATGGATGTCTGGAAACTTCCGAAATCCGTTAACGTAAACGGCAAAGAATATCGAATACGCTCAGATTACAGAGCCGTGTTAGATATTCTTTGTGCTATTAATGATCCCGATATAGTAGCCGGAATGTCCGAAGAAGAAAAAAACTTGGAGATATACACAACGATTCTGGCTATATTCTACGAAGACTTTGATAATCTTCCAACGGAAGACTGGGAAGAAGCTTTAAAGACAGCGAAAGAGTTTATTGACTGCGGATTTAAGGAAGATAAGAAAAAACCGCAACTTATGGATTGGAAAAAAGATGCAAAGATTCTAATTCCGGCCATTAATAAAGTGGCACATGAGGATATTCGTGATAAAGAGTACTTACATTGGTGGACGTTCATGGGACTTTTTATGGAGATTGGAGAATCTCTGTTCAGCACAATAACTAACATTCGTGAAAAAGTCTCAAAAGGGAAGAAATTGGATAGTTGGGAAAAAGAATTCTATTCTAGCAACAAAGAACTTGTTGACCTTAAAGCGACACCAGAGCGAAGCGAAGAAGAAAAAAAAGAATTAAGAAGAGTATTCGGACTCTTAAATAATTAACCGGGTATCATGTGGAGATACCCGCTGACCGCAAATATTTAGCGGTAGAAAGGACAATACATGACAGAAGATGGAAGTATTGTTATTAACACAAAAATCAGAACTGATGGTATAAAGGCGGGTTCACAAGAAATTGAAGCCGGATTGCGAAGAGCAGCAGACAGGGTGGATAATTTGGGAACGTCTGCAAAAAACGCCATCAACAAGCAAATAGATGCTTTTGCAAAACTGAATAACGAATACAGCGCACAAGAACAAAAGGTAGAATCGTTACGGCAAAAGGTAGCATCCTATGCAAATCAGCGCATCCCAACCACGGAATACAAGGAAATATCCGACCAAATTTCAAAAGCAGAAGCAAAACTCAATCAGCTTATGTCATCACAGGAACGTTTTGTAGCAAACGGAGGGAAAAAGAACACTTCGACTTATAAAAAAATGCAGTATGACATAGATGAACTTGCAAACACTATTAAATACGCAAGGTCGGAGCTTATTGATCTGGAAGTTTCTGGAAAAGCCTTTTCGACTGGTGTGAACACCAAAGAAGCACAGGCAGACATGGAAAGACTTGCGACCGCAGAAAGAAAACTTGCTGATATGCAGAACCGATTAAACACATCGTATTCTGGCATTAAAAGCAAACTTGCAAGTTACGGTACTGGTTTGGTCTCTTTGAAGGAGAAACTTTTTGGTGTAAACAGTGCGAATAACAAAACAGCGAATTCAAATTCAAAATTAAGCAAATCCTTTAAAGATACAAGTAAATCAGCCGGATCAGCAAGAATGAGTATCGGAAGAATGCTTACGATGTCTCTATTGTTTAGCGGTGTTTTTCGAATTCTTAGTGCTCTTACACAAGGAATAATAGGTGGATTCAATAATCTTGCTCAATATTCCAAAACCACAAACGCAAATATATCTACTTTGTGGGGAAGTCTTGTAAGATTGCAAAATGCATTTGCTACAGCTTTCAGTCCGATTCTGACAGTTATCACACCGATACTGTCACGATTCATTGACCTTATCAGCACAGCCATAACCTATGTAGGAATGTTTTTCGGGTATCTTGCCGGGAATAAAACATACACAAAGGCATTGGCAGTACAAAAAGATTATGCTGCAAGTCTGGACAAGACCGCCAAGTCTACGAAGAAAGCCACAAAAGCAGCAAAAGACTACTTGTCACCGCTCGATGAAATTAATCGGTACACGACAAATAAGGATACCGACACAACACCGTCTGGATCCGGTGCAAACGGAACACCGATCAGCAAAATGTTTGAAGAAGTTCCAATAGATGCACCGCCGATTTTCGAAAAAATCAAGGATGTACTGGGGCAGATATTCCAACCATTTAAAGAAGCGTGGGAACGTGAGGGAAAGAACACAATTGATGCTGCTAAGTATGCATTGTCGGAGCTGGGAGCACTGGCAAAGAGTGTAGGCAGTAGTATGTTGGAAGTCTGGACGAATGGTACAGGCACACAGATACTGTCTACCATGTTACAGATCGCACAGGGACTGCTTACAACGGTCGGGAATATCGCAAGGCAATTAGATATAGCTTGGAATAAAAATGCCGTAGGAACGGCCATTATACAGGCTATAGCAGATGCTTTCCAAAAGGTACTTGATATCATCAATCGTCTTGTGTGGGATACGGCTCAGTGGGCGGGATCGTTGAACTTTTACCCGTTACTTAATTCGATTAAGAATCTGTTTGAATCTATGTCACCGCTGATAGAAGCTATTGGAAGTTTCTTAGAAAGATTGTATACGAACATTATATTGCCGATGCTTACATGGCTGATAGAGAGCGGCCTTCCGGCACTTATTAATGTACTTGCTGGCTTGTTTAATTTCCTCGGTGAACATCAGTGGATTGTTGATGCCATTGGGACAGCATTAGTTACAGCGTTTGCTACATCAAAGATAGTTCCTTTAATTGCAACTATATCAAGCGCAGTTCTTGGATTTGCTGGACACATAGGAACATTAATTGACATTCTAAAAGGCGGTGGTGGATTAATTGGCGTTATCGGTCAAGTAGTTTCTACGTTTGGCATTGTTCCTATTGCAATAGCAACAGCAATAGCAGCAATCATATTAATAGCTACTCACTGGAATCAACTTAAAGCTGTAATGCTGAAGCTTATGGACTGGATAAAAGGAGTATTTGCCACTGACTGGCACGCTCAATTCGGAGTATTTGGAGATGTAGTAGAAGTTTTTCTTAACAGCTTTAAAGGGATTTTTAACAGCATTAAACAGATCTGCTCTGGGTTTGTCACATTTTTAAAAGTAGTATTTACAGGGAATGTAAATATGGCGCTAAAAGGAATACTAAACATACTCCGTGGAGCTGCTAACTTAATCTACTCAATTTTTAAAGCACCTGTAAATATGGTTATCGCTTTATTTAATGGATTGAATCAAGCAATCATTAATGCCATTAATGGATTAGTGGACGGACTGAATCACATTAAAGTACCGGATTGGGTTCCAGGTATCGGCGGTAAAGGAATTAATCTTTCCCATGCAAATTACACCAGAATTCCATATCTTGCACAAGGGGCAGTTATTCCGGCCGGAAATCCGTTCTTGGCGGTTCTTGGTGACCAGACAAAGGGAAACAACTTGGAGATGCCGGAAAATCTGTTAAGAAAAATCGTAAGTGAAGAAAGTGGCAAAGGTACAGGAATGATAAAACTTGTGGTAAATCTGGACAGCAGAACGGTACTTGAACAGCTTATTAATACAGCAAAAGAAATGCAGATGTCCAACGGACAGAATGTATTCGAACTTGGGAGGTAGGTAAATGGCACAGCAAGTGATTAAGATTAATGGTCGGACTATTCATCAGCCAGACACATTCAAATTCAGTTTTGCCACTACCTCTACAGAGGGAACAGAGCGATTAATGAGTGGCGTTATGTGCAATGAACCGATGTTCACGGTAGAATCTTACGCTTATGAGGGAAGTGACATAAGTATATCGGAAATGGCAAACCTTTTGCAGATGATTGTAAATCAGAGACAGGTGCAACTATATTATTTTTCCGTGTATTACGGAAGATGGAGAGAAGCACCGTTTTACGTCACACAAGGAAGTGTAGATATCGGGACATTAAAAGAGGGAGAAGAAAAGTACAAATCCCTTAGTTTTAACATAATCGGGGTGAATCCACTATGATACACATTAGCAATGCATATAAGAAAGCTATATACGGACGTAGTGACTGGTATCCATCTGCAAGGGTTACTTTCTTGGATGGCACAGTGTTAAATCTTGGCCGATCCGAATTTTTAATATCTGGCAACAACATTGTTGATGGAGCTGGTACACAAAGTTTGCCACTCGGCAATGTTGTTTCCAGAAAAATTACAGTAAAGCTGTATAACGCAGATGACAGATATAGAGTTCATAGCTTTCTTGGTGCCAAGATAACATTGTACAAGTCAATTAGCACGGATATAGGTGATCTGACTATAAAAAGTGGCACTTATACCGTAATTGACCCGGAAAGCTATGGGGATACCGTAAGCTTTTCTGCTTATGACGATGCATACAAACTTGACAGAGATTATACCACACATTTAACGTATCCGCTCAGCTTAAAGGATATTCTGAAAGATTCTTGCAGAACGTGCGGTGTGCAGATGGATGTTACTTCGTTTTCTGATGATAACATCATGTTAAAGGAAAAACCCACAAATACCACTCACAGACAGGTGATCGGATGGATTGCAATGATTGCTGGCGGTAATGCGTGGATGAATGCGGATAACCACTTACAGATTTCGCAGTATGACATGTCACTTTTTGACAATATAGCAGATACTGACGGTGGATGGTTTGATGATCCGAGACAGAACTATGATGGTGGGCAGTTTGAGACAGACATGATATCAGAAAAGTATTCAACTTATGCGGAAATGTCCGGCGGTACATTTTCTGAAAACATTAGCGAATATTACTACGACGACTTGGACTGGAGTTCCGAAAAATATTCAAGCGGTTCGAATGTTGACGGTGGATGGTTCGATGATGGATTGGAACTTCTTACAGATGATTCTTATGGAATTATGTACAGGTCTGTTGAAAGAAAGCAGAGAAATACATATCAACTGATAGGGAAAAAAGATAACCTGTTCTTGCTTAAAAGCGGGAATGTGCTTGGAGTACATTCGGTAGATGTAGAAGAAGCAAGTGGATACATTCTGACGGATGCCACGAACGTGTATACAAGCGGTGACATTTTGGATGATGGTAGTTTCAAATTGGTTGATAATTTCCACTTTTTAACCCAGTGGAAGACGGGGCTGACAACAGGAGTAGAGCCTATAGTAATCACAGGAATCCAAACTACAGAGAATGAAAAAACGTACACATATGGTTCTGACGGATACATATTGAGTATAGAGAATTCACTAATCAAAGATAAGAGCTTACTGGTTAATACAGTCGGAGCAAAACTTACGGGCGTATCATTTATGAATTTTTCCGGCGAACATCTTTCTTATCCTCTTGCAGACTTTATGGATCTTGCCTATGTTATCGACAGGAACGGAAAAGTAAACAAAACCATCTTGACTGATATTACTTTTAACTTTCTCGGTTTTACTTCGCTGAAATGTTCGGCCGAAAATGCAATCAGAAATAGCAGTAAGTACGTGACTTCTGAAACGAAAGCAGTACAAAAGGCTTCTGCAATGGCCGATAAAAAAATCAGCAAATACGATGAAGCTGTTCAATCCCTTACGGCATTAATGACACAAGGGATGGGATTTTTCAAGACGGAAAAGATACAGGATGATAAATCCATTGTATTTTATCTCCACAACAAAGAACGGCTGGAAGATTCGAACATTATCTGGAAAATGGTCGGGGATGCTTTTGCGGTATCTACAGACGGTGGAAAAACGTGGAATGCCGGACTTGATTCTAACGGAAACGCAGTAGTTAATGTACTTTCTGCCGTAGGTATTAACTGCGATTGGATACATTCTGGAACATTGACACTTGGCGGTTATAACAACCAAAATGGTGTACTTTCGATGCAAGATTCAGACGGAAATGAAATAGGGAGATGGAATAATCAAGGTGTGTATGCAAAAGGACATTATGTATCCGAAGATTCTATAGGTAGAAAAATAGATTTGCATAATGCAAAAATTGATCTTTACTCATCTGGAGGAAAATATACAGGTTACATTTCTGGAGAATTAGATGGTATAGAAGCGAGAGCTACGTCTACGGATTACCTAAACATCGGAAAAGGTTATTCCGAATTTAATGTTTCAAAAAGATTACAACTTTTAAGTAAAAATCAAATTGCCATTTCTGCAAAGGAGATTGTGATTAATGGAAATAAAGCAAAAACAGGAACTGCCGTGTTTAGCGATGGAAGTTACTTAAAATTTGTGAATGGCAATTTAGTCGGTGGAAGAACTGCAAGTGGCACAACATTTTAAGGAGACAGGCATATGACAAAAACAGAAAGTGCGGTTCAATGGGCTATTAATATCGCAAACGATAACAGACATGGATACAGCCAAGCGAACCGGTGGGGGAATCCAGACTATGATTGCTCATCACTCGTAATATCTGCATGGCAACAAGCCGGAGTTCCGGTAAAATCAAATGGAGCTACTTATACGGGAAATATGTACAATGTTTTTCGTGCTTGCGGATTTACGGATGTAACGGCAAGCTGCAACAGAGCCACTGGTGCTGGAATGCAAAGAGGGGATGTACTGCTAAATGTTAAATATCACACTGCAATGTACATCGGTGGTGGTCAGATGGTGCAAGCATCATCTACAAGAGGACATCCAGAAGCCGGGGATCAGACGGGAACAGAGATATGGGTGTGCAGATATTATAATTATTCGAGAGGATGGGATTACGTTTTACGGTATACAAAAGGCGGTTCTGCTGGCGGTGGAGGGACACCGACACAACCATCTGGTGTTTCTCTTGTAAGATGGATCCCTGGATAGAAAGGAGAAAATATGGCTATACAGATGCGTAGGGGACTACTTGCAGATTTTGACGCAAGTAAGATGCTCCCCGGTGAATTTGCGGTAACTATAGACGAAGTGGCCGAAAACCAAAAAGTATTTATCTGTTTTTCAGCCGGAACATTTAAGACGTTGGCTACAAGAGAAGATTTTGAGCAAGACTTGGCGAATATCCAACAGGCTATCGAAGACGCAAGAGAAGCGTCAAAGACAGCGAATGAAGCTATCGACAAGGCTAACCAAATCATAGCCGGAAAGGTCGGAATCGATGATACACAGTTGAGTGGATCCACAGTGTATTCTTCGGAAAAGACAGATCAGCTGTACGTTAAAAAAACAGAATACGACAAACTTGTTGAAAAAGTAAACTCTTTGGTAAGCGATTTGTCGAATGCTCTAGTAAGTAGGTGATAGTATGGACCAGATATACATTGAAGCGTTGAACGAAGCGAAAACATTGTCAGATAATGATTACTTGCTCATAGAAACAAGCACAGAAGATCTAAAGATTTCTGTCGGGACTTTAAAACAACTGCTTTCCGTTGCTACAGCGGATAAATTAACAAATCCGTTTGAACTAACTCTTTCCGGCGATGCTACAGGGACAGCAACTATAGACGGCAGTGAATCTGTTGATATTGATGTGTCTCAAATCAAAGCATCTTCGCTAAAAAACGATATTAAAATCAATGGTACACCGTTTGATGGGCAGGACGGAATAGTAACTGATCAATGGGGGAAAGAAAGACAGATTACTATCGGTGGATGCAGTAGGAGCGTAAATGGCGAATCTGATATTGAATTTCCGGCAAACGAAGTCTTTTCAGGATCTGGACAGCCTTACGTCCCGACCGCTGGTGGAGCTATGACAGGAGATTTAAAAAGGAACATTAATGATGCTGATTATACTGTTTACAGTGCTACTACAGAAACGACAGAATCTGGAACGTCTGTAAATATTAAATTTGGAGATGTTAATGCAAATCCAGTCATGCTCGGATTAAGCCAGCCAATTTGGAACAATGGCATAAATGTAAAAAAACTGCTTACAGAGGACGATATTTACGAGTTAGAAAGACGTATTAGTGAATTAGAAAGTATGGCTACACAAACATTATTTATTAAGGAGGAAGATATAAATGGCTGATGAAAAAGCGCAGAAAATCTATGGAAAATATATAAAAGAACTTCCACAAGTTACAGAAGTAAATGATACAGATGATATCATCGTTGAAGATTCTACACCGATTACAAATCGAACAAAACTTGGTGTTATTTTCGATACGATTAAAAGCAGAATTGCATCTACGTGGAAGTTTTCAGAATTAGGGAACAAAACAATTCTGACGTATATTACGGAATTAAAAGCAAAAGCCCCAGTATTTGGCACAACGTCTCTTATCGAAACACCTGCAAATACTTACAAAGATACTACTGTAAAATTCGGAAAAACTTTTTCAAAGGCTCCGACTGTACTTGTATCTCTTTCCGGTGGATCACAAAATACAAAATCGTTCGGATTGCAGGTTTTAAGTACGACCACCAGTAGTTGCGTTATTCGTACTGTTAACGGAAACAATTCAAGTGTGTCTATTATTGTTAACTGGTGCGCATTAGCCTAAAAATGTGGGGAACATTGCCAACCGAAAAACATGAGATGATTTCCTTATCAAACAGGGAAGGAGAAAAAAATATGGCAGCTATGAGCGAAGAAACCATGTGCGAAGTGATCAAAAGCTGTGCCTACGGATACACTGTAGACGAATTGGCAGAACACTACGGCATGGAAAAAACAGATGCAGAAAAGTTTGTGAAAGATCATGCATCAGAGATTACAGAAACGAAAGAACACTTAAAACAGGAGGGATATATTGAATAGGATAGTCGATGTTTCTGAACATAACAGGAACATCGACTGGGCGAAAGTAAAAGCATCCGGCATTGTAGGTGCTATCATCAGATGCGGATATGGACAAGATCAGGCAGGACAGGATGATAAAAAATGGCTGAGAAACGTATCTGAATGTGAGCGTCTTGGTATTCCTTACGGTGTATATCTGTATTCTTACGCAAAGACTACGGGTGCAGTACAGGGAGAAATCAACCATGCATTAAGACTTTTAAAAGGACATTCTCCGGCATGGCCTGTATATTTCGACAGCGAACAGCGGGGAACACAGGGCGTTGCGAAAGCCAATGCAAAAGCATTTTGTGACGCAATGGTGGCACATGGCTATAAAGGCGGAATCTATGCATCTACATCTTGGTACAAGAACTATATCGGTCAGACATGGGGATATTCTCTGTGGATTGCATCTTACGGCTCTAAATCTGCCGGAGTAAACGGAATTGATATGTGGCAGTACACATCAAGAGGTTCTATTCCTGGTATTCCTGGAAATGTAGACGTGAACTATGTCTATAAGGACCTTGGCGGTACGGTAACTCCAGTACAGAAACCTACTGTAGCACCGACACCTAAACCGGTAGATGAATCTTGGAAAGGCGACAAGCGGTATTATCTTAACAATTCCCGTGTTGGGGCATGGCAGAAAGCTATGAATATAGGATTTGACACCAACGCACTGGCTGTAGATAATAAGTTTGGTGTCGGCTCGCAGAATTTTGCTAAAACGCATATCTTATGGGCGGGACAGACGCACAACTGCATCACGGCTATCAGATGGCTTAGACGCACACTCAGAGACGTATATGGCTTTACGAAGCTGTCTTACAATGAGGGATGGACAGACTACCTCGGGAAGTGCGTTGAAGTATTCCAGAGGAACAGAGGACTTACACCGGACAGAAAAGTAGGACTTATCACGACCTACTGGCTCTTATCCGGCATCGTAAAATAATATAAGAGCATTACACTTTGCATACAATACAAAAAATACCCACTGCTGATTACTCGCCAGTAGTGGGAATTTTTTCTTTTTCTATAAAATGATAGATTGGGAGCAGAATTCCGATATATCCTTTTTTGTACATGACATTCATTAGTGATTTCATTCCAACTGCGCTTTCAATAGAGCTTTGAATGGAAATTATGTCATTTATTCTGGTCCCGTGCATCGGTTTTAATTTTAAAACAACATATTGATTTGTGCATAATGACCCATCTATCATAACCATTAATCCAATTTCGCTATACACATGCAATATTTTATCAGAAACTTCTTTAATTTTTTCATCTGATACTATTTGACTTATGACAGAATCGTTTGTAAGATTATCAAATCGTTTTTCGTTATATTTTACGTTTCCTCCAGTAACATCGTCTGTATAATTTTGCTCTTTGTCCAGTTCGCAATTTGCAACACACAAAGCAGCGAAAGCAGTAGAAAAATCCTTTATATGTTCATTATCCTGCTTCTCACTTTTGTTAATATGTTCAGATGGAATCTCTATATTATCTATCTTAATTTCTTTTTCTGAAACAGTTTTCCTTTCGACATCCAATTTGTTTAAGTCTTCGACAAGAGTTTTGTACTCATTTTCAAGAACAGCATTGGCACGATCGGTTAGAGATTTTTCTTTTGCAAGATGATATATACAATTATCAAATTGCAAAGTGTCAGTGTCTTTTTTCTTGTCTTTTTTTATCAAATATGAGAATAGATATGTTAACCCGCCAAAAAATGCTATATTTATTATGAATAAGAATATAGTACCAATTATACCATTTTCTTTCACGCACATTGTCCAGTTTGTGAAAAGATTAATCGTCTGAAAGAGCGTTAATATTCCAAAGAAAATTTCTGCCAATACAAGCATTGTAATTTTAAATCCAGGAGAATCATGTTGAACAGAAGCTTTCTCTGAATTCTTTTGAAAAGTATAGAGCCTTTCTTTCCTTTTTTTCTTCATAAGTTCTTTCTTGCGCTTTTTAGCACGCTTCTTCTGCATTTTTCGGTTGTAAGCAGTTCTTGTTACAGCACGCTTTATGTAATGATATTGGCTCGGACGCATTTCAACAGCTCCTTATTATCTTTTTAAGAAGTATATAGTATGCTATAATTATATTCTATTAAGTATTTTTCTTTTCTTCGAATTCTTGCTTATTGATTGCTCCACAGTCAAGAAGTTCTTTTAATGCTTTTAACTGATTTAGATCATTTGCAACTTCTGTGGTAGATTCTGGTTTTTCACTTATCTTTTTGTTTAGAAAATCCATAAATTCTTTATATCTTTTTTTGTAATCTTTTCCTACAACCGAAAGAAGTAAAGAATTTGGATCATTTTTAACCGCCTTCTTCCAGCCTTTGTCCATCCATTTTATTTGCTTGGCCTGCTCTCCCGGAATTATAAATTGTATATATCCAGGTCCCCACCAAACACTTGGTTCCTTGCATGTTATACCACTAATGTTTTGATAATAGAATTTTCTCCCTTGTTTTCGAGAATCTGTTACATACATAGGAATAATCTCTACATATTCATCACAAGCAACAAGTTTCCCGAAAAAGCTATCTAATTCCAAGACCTTTTTATTCTGCATATAAGTACCTCCGCATACATAGTATGCTATCTTCTTAATACCGCAATCACAACTCCAAACCTTACCCATTGTTCCATGTCTTCAAAACTATTCGGATCAACTTCTATGACATCACCGAAGCCGTTGATCGGGACTAACTTTATCTTACCTCTCTGTACATACCGCCTTATATACGCACGTCCTGTTTCTTTGTGTATAATAATCACGGTATCACCGTTTCTTGGTACTCTTTTGGATATGCAAATGATATCACCCTTTACATATACAGGAAGCAAGTTGTTGCTCGTTATCCTTATACCACAATGTAACGTCTCACCGTACTTTTTTATGTATTCCGGACAGTATATCCGCTCTTCGTGTGAGGAATCCAATATCATACCGTCAGCCATCTCACCAGTGAGGCATAGAACATCCAACATGTTTTCGGGATCCGTTTCCAACACTTTCATAGAGATTTCATAATCCATCTTACCAAGAATATACGCACGTTGCCTGTCAGTCAATTGCCTGTACTTTCCCAATACCTCGTATTCCTTAGAAGAATACCCTAAGAGATCAGGGATAGATTTATGAGTTAGTTCCGACAACCTTAGTGCTAAGAAAACGTCAAGATTATTAGTCTTTCGTGAAACGATGTTTTTGTATGTGGACACAGACACACCAAGCATCTTAGAAAAGAGAACTTGCGTAAAATCAAGGCTTTTCCGCTCTTCTTCGATGTTATGTGCGAAGTTATCCAACATTTCATTTTTCGTCAACATTATGTCACATCCTGTCGAAAAGGCTAATATCTTGGCTATTTTTCATTCTTTTTAATAAGAAAAATACGATAATTTAGCCAACATCTTGACTATAGTTTCGAGTTATAATCTATTTAAATATTACATGTATAATTATAAGATAAAAATGGCACTTGTCAAGCCATTGATAGGAGGTAATCTAATGGGAAAAGACGAAATGAACAGCAAGAGCAACAAAACATGGACTGATACTTATGAAAATGAAATCAAGCGGATGATAAAAGGCATCCGTGACCCTCGCTTAATGCGGCACATCTATCTTATAGTAAAAGATGCTATCAGTGAAAACATTGACAGATAACAGACATATGTTCTGTAATGTGGGTAATCGCTACTGGAATGACGTGTCGGGATATTGGAGGGATTTATGTGGATGAAATTAAACAGCAAGAATATTACAAAAAACGGATTCTTGAAGCAGTAACCGCAATGACAAGCGAAAAATATTTAAAACTGGTATTTTATTTTGTCAAAGCGTGCTATAGAGAAGAAAAAGAAAAGGAGACTTAATGTCCCCTTTTCTTTTTTAGTTGCCAGAAACGAAAGTATTGAAAAACTCGCAAAAAACTTTTTTCCTGTCTGCGCTCATGTGATAATAATCAATTATAATTTTCTGAAACTGTTCATCGTCTGCACCTAATTTTGCCACAATCTCAAGAAATTCTTCTGATGGTTCCCTGAATGATTTATCGTCAATCAAGTCGGATTTTAAAATCTTAAAGTAATCAGCTATTGCCTGTACCTTTCCCATCTTCGGCATTATCTTGCCAGTGCACCAAGTATTAAAAGTTGTTTGGGGGAATCCTAACGCTTCAGCAACTTCCTTTTGTTGCTTTCCACTATTGGAAATGTAGTAGTTTAGGTTCTTTGCGAAGATTTTTCTCTGTTCCTCCTCGGTCATGTTAACACCTCCTCTCTACAATTCTTATAGTATCACACAATCCTAAAAAATTCAACAATAATCCTAAAAAATTAAATTATTACGTTGACAATACGAAAATATAGGATTATAATACAGACATAAGATAAAGAAAGGAGGAGCACAAATGGTAGAAACATACAAAGTTCCGAGAATTTCCATAGCAGCATGTAGAGTTAATGCGAAGCTGAAACAAAGAGAATTTGCTGAGAAAGTGGGCGTTTCTCCGGCCACCGTAACTAATTGGGAATTAGGTAAAACAGAGCCAGATTTAAGTCAGTTAAGAATCATCAGTGAACTTTCTGGTATTCCTATGGACTTTATTTTTGTGGATAGAGAATCCTAAAATATAGGATTCTGACAATTGAATACAGGGAGGTGACAACATGGAACAGGACAAACTTTTAAAAGTAGATAAAACCATTGAAAAACTGTGTGACTTTTTGCAGAAAGAAACAGAACGTGCTGAATCTATTTATGAAAGTCAGGAATTGGCCGAAATGACAAAAGCTCTGGCTGAGCTGATGTCTGCCAGAGCAAAGTTTGATTAAAGGAGGTTACAACATGAATCCTAAATTTGCATTGGTGCAGATAGGAAAGAGCACAAACGTTTTCATTGATGGTAAATACATCACAAATGGCATAGAAGACTTGAACTATCACGCAAGAAATGAAAGCGGAGAGTTGTGTCCGACCGTAGAAATGAGAATCAATATTCAAGAATTTTCTTTTGATGATGGTATTACGTTTGAACAGTTTGTGGAATCAGTAAACAGTAAAAGAAAAACCCTGAGTGAAGTTGCTGAAATGGCTGATAGCAAGGACACTCAGGGAAATGATTAAAGAAGAATATCTTCTGAGATTTTGATACATCCATTGATGCTATTTGTTTTATGGATGCAGTGATTCTCGACTAATTCCTCTATTGCAGAATCATGATTAGGGAAATCCATGTAAGAGAAATAATAAAACTTATTTTCTTTCGTGTCTCTGTAAATATCCAAAAGGTATTTTAAGAAATTTTCTGCATTAGTACTTAATACCATAATTGAAACTCCTTTCTGGATTACTCGGCATGGCAGTGCCTGTATAAACAGTATAGGAGAATCCAGAAGAAAAGACAAGGAGAGTGATGGCAAAGATGAAAAGAAAGCTAGATCAATCAACGGTGGCAATAATCATCGGAGTTACATCAATAGTCAAAAATGTTATTGGAGGAAGTAATGTCGTTAAGAAGTGAGAACAAAAATATTTATTGGGCGTGGAAATCTATGAAGCAACGTTGCAAAAATCCTAATTGTAAAGCTTACAAAAACTACGGAGAGCGTGGGATAAAAGTATGCGAAGAATGGGAAGAATTTGAGCCATTTTTAAGTTGGAGTTTGTCTAATGGATATTCAAAAGGACTTGATCTCGACAGGAAAGATAATGACGGAGATTATACGCCGGATAATTGCAGATGGATATCGAGAGAAGAAAACATAAACAACCGAAGAAATACAATTAAAATTTCTGTCAATGGTGAAACACTTCCAGAAACTGTATGGGCAAGAAAAATAGGGGTTGACCGTGCACTTATAAAATATTGGATTCGATCAAATGGAGAACGATATGCAGAAAAGAGAATTAGCGAAATTTTAGAGAATGGATATACCCCTAAAGATTACGGATATAGTCACAGGAAGCCTGTAAGGCATTTGGAATCCGGAAAGACATTTCCTTCCATTAGAGAAGCAGCTAAATATTTCAAAATTACACCTTGCACAATTTCAAATGCGTTAAGGCAGAACCGTGCTACAGGCAAAGGCAGATTCGAGCTGGAAGAAACTTCAGAAACATCCGGCAACGTTGTAAGACAAAAAGGCAGTAAAAAAGCCTAAAAATATTTATTTTTCAATGTATTCAAATTATTGGAAAGGTAAATGTGAAAATGGTAGTTGATTTTTGGTCAAATCGCAAGCCACTTAGCAAGCCACAACCCTTGAAAAATAAGGGCAAAACGGTAACTGGTCGCAAGCCAAACGACACTCAGATAACAATCAATTGACAAGCCAAAATTAAAGAAATTTTCAAAAAATCGAAAATTTTGACAAGCCAGTTGACAAGCAAATGACAAGCTAAAACCCTTGAAAAATAAGGCAAAACTGCTTGTCAAGTGAAAACGGTTAGCAAGCCACATAACAATCAATTAACAATCAATTCGCAAGCCAGTTGACAACAATAGAAGAATATAAAGAAGAATAAGAATAAAAAGAATATAGATATATGTCAGACACAATCGGTCTGACGATAAAAGGGACATAAAAAGTGCCCCGCTGGTACTGGCATACCAGACAGGGCGGTGTACCGCTAACGAACACTTAGCGAATACAGGTTGATTATAACACATTCTCCTGTAATTCGCAAATCTGAAGAACAGGAGGAAGCACACATGACAATGGCAACAGAGATCATCCGCAAGTTGAAAAGAAAAGTAATCTTTTGGCGTTGCTTATGGTTTGTCACATTCATCGCAATGCTGATACTTATGATCGGGTAGGAGGTAGAGAGTATGGAAGACAAGCTTAACTACTACAGGATAGCACTTGTGATAACGCTATACGCATTGGCGGTTATGATAGCCGGATGTGTATAAAAAAAGAGTGCCGATGGATAAAATCCAGTCAAGCACTCAGAAAAACATTCAAGAAAATTATAACACATGAAAGGAGATTTGAACATGGGAGAAGAGAAAAAAGAAAACGATACAAGGGCAATGCTACAGGAGTATATAGAACTTGGTAAAAAACTGAGCACGGAAAAAGTGATGGAATCATACGCTTATATGCATGGGCAGTTAGAAACTTTAAGAAGATATGTAATGAGCCATGAATACATAGACAGCAAAGATATAATCGCAATGATGGGGTGGGGGGAAGAGGGAGAGCATTAAAGGCTATGACCATTGGAAGACCATACCGCCGGAGCCGGAAGAAGAAAAACAGGAATACTGCACATGCTGTGGAAGACCTGTATACAGTGGTGACAGCTTATACACATTTGACGGACAGACACTATGTGAAGAATGTGTGAAAGAGATCACAGGAGGGAAAGAAGATGGCAGAGATATGGATGATCTGCAAACCAGACTTGGAATACCGTATCGGGGCATATGTCTATGAAACAGATATGGACAAGGCTTATGTGCATAAGCTTGCCGACAAGGTAGCAGAAAAAAACAAGTGTAAAACAATCGTGAAAGTACTTTAGGAGGTTAACGAGATGCAGAAATTGGAATTGACAATAAATCAGACGATGGGAGTTATAAACGGAAACTTTGAGGACATCAAAAAATCTCTTGAAACAGAGATGGCAGTGTATGAGACAAAGCAGTTCGCAGAAGAGGACAAGCAGAAAGCCAAAGGTGATTTGGCAGATCTAAGAAAGCTGAGAAAGGCAGTGAACGACCGCAAGGTTGAAGTGAAGAAAGAGTACATGAAGCCTTATGAAGTGTTTGAGGGCAAGGTGAAAGAACTGATCGGAGTGATTGATAAACCTATCGCACTGATTGACGGACAGGTGAAAGAGTTTGAAGCGAAGCGTGTGGAAGAGAAAAAAGCGGAGATTCAGAAGCTTTACAACGAATTGGTGGAAGAAGAACTGCATGACTACATGCCGTTGGAAAAAATCTACGGTGAGAAGTGGACAAATGCATCCACCACAATGAAATCTATCCGGGAAGAGATAAACCTAAAGGTTATGCAGACCAGACAGGATATTACAACCATTAAGGCTATGAAGTCTGAAAAAGAGGAACAGGCGTTGAACCTGTACATGGAGAACAACAACCTTGCTCTTGCTATCCAGATTATTAACCGCTACGAACAGGAAAAAGCGGAAATCTTACGGAGAAAAGAGAAAGAGGAACAGCAAAGACGTGATCGTGAACTCGAAAGAGAGCGTGAGCGTGTAAGAGAAGAAGAGCGTGCCAGAATCCGTGAAGAGGAAAGACTTAAGACAGAAGCGGAACAGAAAGTCATCGACAAGATCAAGACGGTGGACGAAGTGAAAGCAGCGGAACTCACCACGGAAGATTCGAAGACGGTAGTATTTACGGTTAAGGCTACGGATGCAGAACTGGAAGAGATTGAAATGGCATTAACTTCTCTAGGCGTTTACTTTGAAAGGAAAGATGTGTAATGGCAGAAGAAAAGAGCAAACGTGAACTTGATATCACAGAGAAGCTTTCCGAGATCCAGACAAGAATGGATGTACCGAAAGACAAACATAACGATTTTGGTGGATACGATTACAGAAGCGCAGAGAGTATCTTGAATGAGTTCAAGAAATATTCAAGGGAATACAATGTATCTCTTACGCTGAAAGATGAAATCGTGGAGATAGCCGGAAGAGTATACGTGAAATCGACAGCAACATTTATCGACTGCGAAAATGGTGGAGAAATATCTGTTCCGGCGTATGCACGGGAGCCGGAGACGAAACCGAAGATGGACGAATCACAGGTTACGGGATCCGCATCAAGCTACGCCAGAAAGTACGCCATGAACGCATTATTTCTTCTGGATGATGTAAAGGATCATGACACGAACGAATACGCACAGCAGACGGGAGCCGATAAAAAGAGCGGTGGAAAGAAAGAACAGAAAGCTAATGACGGAAAGATTACACAAGGGCAGATAAAAGAACTTCGGAAGATATTTGAAAAAAACAAAATTGATGAAGTAAAGGCTATAGCCGGATACAGTGCACAGAAGATTGAAGATCTGACGCAACAGCAGTACGGGTGGTTCCGTGATAATCAGGAAGAAGCCAGAAAGATGTTTGGTGTGTAAATGGACTATACAGGGACTTTTGATAGCTTAGCGGTGGATTTTGCCACCAATAAGCAAAAAGCCAGCCTAACGCTAAATGAAGATGCAAGACAGGCATTTGAGAACCTTAGAGGTAAGCAGATTGCAATAACAATTAAGGCATACAAGAAAAAAAGAAGTCTCGATGCAAACTCTTACTTTCATGTACTGGTTGGAAAAATTGCAGATGTGACCGGAAACAGTAAGGTGTACATAAAGAATAAGCTGATAGCGGAATACGGACAGTACGAAACCATTAACGGTGCATTAGTTCCACTCCCATTGGACGATGATATAGACGCATACAATGTGGAATTTGTTCATCTGCAACCTACATCTAAGACAACCACCAATCAGAAAGGAAAAGTATTCCGGGTGAATCTAGTAATGCGAGGTTCACATACTTACGATACCGATGAAATGGCAAAACTGATTGACGGGACTGTGTACGAAGCAAAAGAACTTGGCATAGAGACTATGACACCGAACCAAATCAGCGAAATGAAAGAAAGATGGGGTATGAAGATTGGCGAAAAGACTTAAAAGTGTATTCACTGACGATATGGAGCACTGCTACTTTACAGGAAGTCCAAACTGCCACAGACACCACATTTTCTATGGTCCGTACAGAAAAAAATCGGAAGAATACGGGTTTGTGATTCCGTTAGCACCACATTTACACGAATTTACACCAGAAAGCGTACATGAGAACCCGAACAAGGGATTGGACTTAAAACTTAAGCAGATGGCACAGAGATATTTTGAGGAACACTACGGGACAAGAGAAGAGTTCATACAGGTGTTCGGAAAGAACAGGTTGTAACTAAATAAATATAGATTCATGTGGCAAAAATGGAACTATTAACAGGTTCTAACGCATATCATCTCACCCATTCGATATGCACAGCACAAGATATTGTATCACGGCCGGAGAAGCCACACTCCGGCAGAAAGGAGAAAAAGCGTTTGGGAAAGAATAGAGAGACGGCAGAAAGCTATTTTATTCGAATACCGGATGGACATAGAAACGCAATACAACGTCCGTGCAACATGAATGTTGATAGAATCTTTCGAAGAATGATAGAGCATGCGAATAACAATGGTGACTGTATTGTGAATATTGGAGATGGCGTATTCAGACCGATTCCGGGTGATCCGGTAGATGAAAAAGCATTCCATGAATACATTGGGAAAGAATTACATAGAGCCAGAGCGATCCAGTATAAACGGCTCTGCATGAAGCAGACGTTTGAGAGTTGGAAAAAGATAGGTAGGGATTACAATGCATTACATTTTGATGGTGAAAGGCAAGCTGAATAACATGAATGATTATATCCGGGCACTGAATACCAACAGGTATAAAGGAGCGGATATGAAGAAAGATAATGAATCCCGTGTGATGCAAGCTATATATGAGCAATTCGGAAGATTGCGAATAACAAGAAAGGTACGGATGCACTACCGATGGTATGAGCCGGACAAGAGACGGGATTTGGATAATGTGAGCGCATTTGGGCGAAAGTGTATCCAAGATGCATTAGTAGATACCAAAGTCTTACAGGACGATGGATGGAAAAACATAGTGGGATTCACGGATGAATTCTATGTTGATAAGAAAAATCCGAGAATTGAGGTGGATATTGAAGAGGTGTGAGCGAGAATTACGTAAAACTTAGCAGAAAAATACTGGAATGGGACTGGTATCCAGATATAAAGACGTGTCGGTTATTCTTGCACATGTTGTTAAAAGCCAACTGGAAAGATGCAAGCTTCAGAGGAGAAGAGATTAAAAGAGGATCATTTGTCTCTTCTACATCCGTTCTTTCGAAAGAAACAGGGCTGTCTGAGAGCGAACTGAGGACAGCACTTTCACATTTGAGAAAAACAGGTGAGATTACATGTAAAACCACAAACCGATATACCGTATATACGGTGAATAACTATGCAAGATACCAGACCGAACAGAAGAATGAAAAAAAAGATAAGCCGACCAGACAGGAAGAAAAGCCGGAAAGAGACAATGGATCTGTTGAAGCTGTCATAAAAGCCTGGAACGATTTGGAAAGATACGGGATAAAACCTGTAAAGAAGATAGAAAAGACTTCGAAGAGATATCAGAACTTACAAGCGAGGTTGGAAAGCAACGGTTTGGATGATGTCTTGAAAGCAGTGGACAATGTGAAGAAAAGTAAGTACTTACAAGGAAAAGTGAAAAACTGGAAGATAACATTCGACTGGTTTGTGTTACCGAACAACTTCACAAAAGTTTTTGAGGGACAATACGAAGACAGCGGACAGGAGAAAAAAGGATTCAATAATTTCGATGGCCGGAACTATGACATGAACGATTTAGAGAGAAAACTTATCACATAGGAGGAATAAACATGGCAAAACCGGATGGATGCACTTATCCAAACTGTTTTATGCATTGCAAGTTTTTCTAGTGACAGAAAATTATCGGCTGCCGATCTTATTACGAGACAATATTTGGAAAAAGAACTTGGCACAAAAGTAGAAAATATGATTGCTACTGCAAAAAGAGAAGTGGAAGAAAGTCTTGTGAAGTCACTGGAACAGAAATTGAAAGAGAATCTTGCGAAAGAAACAATTGAGAGAATGAATATTCCAGATGTTTTGAAGAGATTCAGTGAGATGGCACTTGAAGATAAAGATGAATAGATGGCCAGGGAGAAAGGAACGAATTATGAGTACATTTGAAGAAAGAATAGTGAAAGCAGTAACAGATAAATTGAATGACGGAACAGTTGAAGAGCTTGTGTCTGATGCCGTGACTAAAGCGCTGAAAAGCAGTATCGAAGAACAGTTCAAATGGAATGGTGATGCAAAAAAGGTTATCGATGAAAAAGTAAAAGAAGTAATGACACCGACAATCGAAAGAGTAAATCTTGACGAATATACAGTAAAACTTGATACAGTTCTTACAGAAATCATTAACAGCACAAACCTAATTGACAACAAAGAAATCTTAGGAAACTTCAAGAGCCTTATGACAGAGCCGGACAAAGATGTAATCAGCTTGGAAGATGTATTCGAGAAATACAAGGAATATGTCAGCAAGAATCTTGATACATCTGACCTTGAAGTCTACATAGATGATGAACCACGATATCAGAACGTGACGGCAGAAGTAGATGTGCATATAAGAGATAACATATTCGGAGGAAGATTTTGTGATTTGGTTTTCAAATGCGAAGAGGATGAGAAACTGACAAAGGTAATTCATTTGTACGAATCGAAAAGCAATAGATTCTGTATCATGAGATTCAAAAGCGAACTTGATATCAATTCATTAAGATCCATAGATGAATTTGACATTTTCATGATGCGGTTAGATCGAGCGTTCTGTGATATCACAGATATTATGGAGATGTACGATGATGATGTCGAGGTCGAAGCCGAACCGGAAGCATCATGGAACTGATGAATACATGGAAGAATGCCCGGATTATGTAAAGGAGGATGAAAATGAATAGAAAAGAAATTACACTTTTTCTGTCGCATACCCTTGAACGCACCAAACTAAACGTTTTTGGAAAACATTATGCAAAAGAAGTGAGTATTGACCCGTGGACATCCAAGGCGAAACGCGTGGATTATATGCAGTTTTCACCCGGAGATCAAATGTCTATATCCGGGGTGGAAAAAGGAATATTTACTTGTTATGAAATTAAAAGTTGCAAGGAAGATGTTTATAGCGGGAATGGACTGAATTTCTATGGAGAAAAGAACTATATAGTAACTACGATGGAGTGCTACAAAGACTTGCTACCAGATTTACAAAACGGTAAGTTTGATGAACACTTACACCAATGCAACCCGGAATCATCTAAATATTGGGGAATTATGGTAGCTGTCCCGTACATGAAAGAGACAGAAGATGAATTCCAAAATCCAACGCCGATAGATGATACAAATGTGATGGGGTGGGAATTAAAGGTAGTAAAACCTTGTAGAATTGGACTAAGAAAAAGATCTATGACAGAATTGCTATTCTGTATGTTAAGGAGTGGAAGATAATGAGAATAATTAGTCAAAGTGGATCATTAGATATGCCATACGAACTTGTCGAGTTAGAAATACTCGAAGTAAAAAATGAATTAAAAACTATGTACAGTAAAGGTTACATGGTGGTGGCATGTGCACCATGCAATCATGCAAATTTAATTGATCTGTCAAAAAACCATGTACTCGGAGTATATTCCACCGGGGAGAATGCTAAAAAGGCTATGGAAATGTGCAGAAACAGGTATGCATGGTGCAAAATAAGAAGCCACGGAATGAACTCACTCACTATGGCTATGAGCTTTCGGAGAACAGATGAAATAGAACAACTTTTAGAAACGTTTGCGGAGAAAAACATTTTTCAATTTCCGGCAGATGAAGAGGTGGAATAAATGTACTGGGTAGACAGAAACACTGGCGAGATCGTATCTGAAAGAGACAAAAACAAACCTCTATGGGTATATTATGAATATTTAAGAGGTTATGGGGACGAAGTTGTTATCGAGAATTACATAATAGGAGAGAACCCGTTCTTCCGGATAGATTTTGCATATTGTGTCGGCGATAAGTATGTAAACCTAAAAAGAGATTGCCATTTCAAAAATCACGGCGTGGATAGAAACGATGTTAGATTGTGCGCCATAACCGTTCCACGTAAAGAATATGACAAGAAGATAAAAGAGCTAAAGAGAGGTGTAGAAAAGTGAATAAAGAGATCAAAAATGCAGACATAGAAAAAATTACAGTTGATTATGCAACAAAAGTACGAGAAACGGAAGAAGAGTTTATTTTTCAGACAATAACACCTTTTTGTTTCAACATTTTACTAAAAATAATATCCAAAAAGGAATTAAAAGATACACTTTTAAGAGGACAGCAAATGAAATGGATTCCATGTAATGAAAGAATGCCAAAAGGTACCGTACTTTGTTGCGATGATAGAGGAAATATGTTAGTTGGACTTCTGCGTAAAGACGAAGTGGGATATATGGCATATGGCGATGATGGACAAGAAATGTATAACTGTGTTGCATGGATGCCGTTGCCGGAACCATACAAGGAGTGAGATTGATGAGACTAATTGATGTTGATGCAGAAATCGCAAGAATTGAAGAAGAGATAATGAAATTGACAAAAGCAATAGTGAGATGGCAAGCGAGAAAATTTGAAGAAAGCACACTATATGATATAGATGCAAAAATTCAAGAATTACAAAATAACAGAACTAACTGTAGAGTTGAAATCCGAACATTAAGGAATTACAAAACAGCATTTGATGTGGAGAAAGTTGTAAAAGAACTTGAAGATTTAAAGATGCGCTACTATTTCACAATAGCAAATACAGGTGATGCGGATAAAGATTGTGCTTATCTTAATACTGCAAATGCTATTGACAGAGCCATTGAAATTGTTAAGCGAGGTGGAAGAGATGAAGAATAAAGAGAAGTATGCAAAAGAGATTATTGAGATTGCGTGTAGTGGTAATGATGTCGCAGTGCGTAAATCTACTGGAAAGCCAATTGATTGTTACGATATGGAGTGTGATGAATGTTCATTACTTGGTGATAAAAGTTGTACGGAATTAAGAAGAGAATGGGCTGAATCGGAGTACGCCGAAAAGCTGGTGATAAGCAAGATGGATAGATCATTTTTAGATTATCTCAGAGATAGATGGAAATACATGGCGAGAGATAATATATCAAATGCAGTTTATGTATTTACGGAAATTCCAGAGAAAAGCGAAGTCGGACATTTTGTTTACACGGGCGAAGCAAGAAGAATTTCTAGTGACTTCAACGTTGTTTTTCCGATGGTCAAATTGTCAGATTCCGAACCGTGGCTTATCGAGGACTTGAAGAAGTTAGAGGTGGTTGAGGAATATGAGTAGAGAAATACTTTTCAGAGCGAAACATATTCATGCAATTCCAGGTAATGAGCATCTCAACGGAATATGGGTGCATGGCTATCTTAGTGACGAGAATTATATCTATGATAAAAGCCTCGAGGGTGAATTCCTGGTTGATGAAGATACCATTTGCCGATATGTGAATTTGACTGATTTAAAAGGCGAGGAAATATGGGAAAACGACATTTTGATGTGTCATGGTAATCCGGATGATCTTGTAAAAGCAGTATTCGGAGAGTTTAACGTCATAGAAGTGGAAAGCGAAGAAGTAATAGACAGTGTAATTGGATGGCATTATGAAGTGATTCCAACGGATGAATTAAGTAAATGCGAGCCGTTCTGTTATTCGATGCCACTTACGGACACGTACATCAAGTTAAATGAGATGGAAGTAATAGGCAATATATTTGATAATCCGGAATTATTGGAGGAAGTGGAATGAGAAGATGGTTGGTGGAACGACCGAAAGATGAAGTTGTCGTAACGATTATGAAAAATAAATTAGATGGCACATATTCTTTTATAAATCTTACGAAAGAACATATATGCCCATGCAAGTTTGAAAGTGTAGACGATGCTTTAAAAGATATAGATGAGAAAATTAATAGTGGAGAGGTTGTTAGATATTTTGAATTAAGATAATCGAAACGGATAGACAGGAATCATTAAAGAAAGGTGAGAATAAACATGGCAAAGATATTTAAAGTAAGCGGGTATTTTGTAGATGCAAATGGCGTTAGAGGATGCGCTTAATGGTGAATGTGTTGGAAGAAAAAACAAAGGAGAAGACGGTAAAAAGAAAGAAAAACTACTATTTGGTCAAAAGTGATGTATTAGGATATGCGAAAAGGAAGGGATTGATTAATGGCCGGAGTAAGAGACAAATATCTGAGAGGGGCACATAAAGACATCTACTACATAAGCGAAGAGGACGAAAAAAAGATGTTGAACGAATGCCAGAGGATGCGTGGAAACAATCAACTTGAATTACTGAAATGGTGTCAGAATGCAAATAATGACTTATCGGGGATATTGTTCTTCTCGCTTATCACGGGAATAGGATACGACTATATAAGTAAGCGTTACTGGATACCGATTGCACGAAAAGACTTCCAGGGGTATCGGAGGAAAGTCTTGGATGAAATGTATAGGTGGATACTTTGGGGAGAACATGACGATGGAAAGATGGCAGAAAGGCTATTCGGAATAAAAAGGAACAAACACGGGAATACTACCGAAAAGGAGTGATGCGGATGGTAAGAATCTTTGTGAACGGCAAACAGGTGACAAAAGAAGAACTTTCGAATTATGAAATCCATAACAAGGCGGTAAAAAGGATTCTTTCAGAAAAGTTGACAAAAAATAAGTGATATTTTAGAATTGACCTTGATAGAATCTTGGTCAATTCTTTTTTTTAAATTGAAAGGAGAATTGACATGAAAAAATTAAATGTAGGTTATATGAGAGTGTCTACAGAAGCACAGACCGAAAAGTATGGTCTTGATGTCCAAGAAGACAAGATAAAGGAACTTGCCAAGAAAAGGGGCGTGAAGATAGCCAGATGGTATGTGGACGGGGGATATTCAGGGAGCAATATCCAAAGGCCGAACATACAGAAACTTCTGGAAGATGCAGAAGCCGGAGAAATACAGGCAGTATACATCTATAAGCTTGATAGAATGAGCCGTGATGTTGTAGATACTCTTACGCTTGTGAGTAAACTTTTACCAAAATACAATGTAGAGGTGGTATCAGCTACAGAGGACTTACGGAATGAGACACCGATGGATCGTGTGATGTTGGGCGTTAATGCTGTCATGGGACAGTATGAGCGTGAGGTTATCTATATGCGTACAAGAGCCGGGATGGTGGAACGTGTAAAGCGTGGACTGTGGATGGGTGGCGGTACGATACCTTATGGATATAGGTACGACAGGAACGATGGGATATTACATATTATCCCGGAAGAAGCGGAAAAGGTAAAAGCTATTTTTCAGATGTTCCGGGACGGGTATTCGTGTGATAGGATTCAAAAAATTCTCGGGATGCATTCGGAAAAGCTTGTATCGAACATTATTCGTAGAATAACCTATGTAGGTAAGATACAGTACAAAGGAAGAGTATACCAAGGTTTACACGAACCGATCATAGACGAAAAACTATTTTGCGAAGTACAGGAAGAGATAAAAAAGAGATCCACAAATGCTTATGTAAGCAACAAGCATATGCTTACCGGGTTGTGCTATTGCGGAAAATGCGGTACTAAAATGCGTATGCAGAAGTGGGGAAAGTACACCAAGATAGTATGTTACTCACAGTACAAGGAAAAAGAGCATATATCTAAGACAGGGAACCCTTGCAAGAATAAAAAGGTGAGGGCAGATGTGGTAGAAAAAGAAGTAGAGGACTGTTTTAAACGATTTATCGTTAATGTCGAAGAAAAAGAGAATGAATCTGAAAGCACTAGGAAGATGATAGAAAAAGAGATATCACTAAGCGAAGCAAAACTGAAACGCCTATACACATTGTATGCAAGCGGTAGTTCCGGTACAGATACGCTTTTGGATGTTATCCAGGCAGAAGAAAAAACACTAAAAAACCTACGGGAAGAACTAAAGGCAGAAGACATCCGGGAGAAAGCTGGACGGGGAGAAAAAATAGAGAAAATAAAAGAGATGTCCAACGTGTGGGATACACTGACGGATTCCGAGAAAAACAAGGTGCTAAAAGAGTGTGTTGAAAAGGTAGTTATCACAGGCGATGACATAGACATACATTTTAGCATATATTAATAGGTACTTTCTCGCGTTCCAACCATCATCCCTATGATTATCGGAGAAATCAGAAGGTACATGAGAGATAATAATTCCATAAGAG